CTGCGTTGCCCTGTAATGGCTAAGTGCCTTAAGGTAGGCATGTTTGAGGAATACGGGATCTATGGAGGCACAACGCCTGCACAACGTAAACAACTTAGACGTGAGCAACAGATATAGCCCAGAAACGGCATTAAACGCCTCTACACGCCCTCAAGCATTAAACGCACGCAGTTACGCGTAACGCGTTACTTGGTCTCTTTGGCTTTCTCAGCCTTTTGTATAGCGTCATTACTAGCCTTAGCCACGTCTGCCTTAGTTACCTGACCAGTAGTTGCAATGGCATAACCAATAGCACCGATAACACCAACCATTAGCGTCCCCCACGCAATAACGACACCATCAAGCCAGTTGCCAGTCAACGCTGCACCGACACCGGCAGATCCACCCAAGATAAATAGGAAAATGCCGAACCCACGCCACGCAAGAATTGCAAGAACGTCTAATACCTGTTTGACTCTAAGTTTCATTATTAACCTTTGTTAGCGGTGATATGTTTTAGCGGATCTACTAAATCTTTGTATGCGGCCAAATGTATGTCCGGGTTACTCCAAGCCTTATTAGCCTTACCAATACTGAGGTGCAAATGCGAACCGGTTGACGCAGATCCGCTTTTATGCTTACCGCCACCTGTTCTACCTAATACTGTTTTGCCGCCTTCAACTTTGGCACCCTTCTCTAGCGGTGACTGTTCTGCAAGGTGTGCATACAACACCCAATAGCCGTCTCTCGCACTATGCACAACAAACCAACCAAGAACGTCTGACCACTCATTAAGGAACACTGTCCCACTAGTTATTGCTTTAATTGCAGATAACTCTTTAGGTGACCAGTCCTGCCCTCTATGCGGTCTACCATTGCGGTAGGGTGCTAGGTTGCCAAACTCGTCTCCACGTGTTTTTACTGGAAACGGCTCAAAGTATGGTGTAGTCATACCCCTATTTTAGCAAGGGTAGAGTTACGCTAAATCTGCCAGTTCTGTCTCATGCACTGTAATAGCAGACTCAATAATTGCTATTGCCTCAACCGACTGAGCAACCACTTCACTGTTACCTAAAGCCTCCGCAGACTTCTTGTTTAGTTCATGTTGGTAGCCCTCTAAGTTAAGTGCGGCAATACGTTGTGTTAGCAGTTCTGCCTTGTGTTCGTTGCTTACATTAAAAGCCATTTGTAGATCCTTATCGTTAATTGGTTATTGCGGTATGTTATCTAATATAGTCGTCTCGGCACCCGCTGCACCTGCACGCACAACAAGTTTAAGCGTTCCCGGAACAGTGCCGTCCCTAAAATACATTGTTGCTCTGTTAGCACCGGGTGAATAACTTTGAGCAGTTGCTCTAACAAACTCGTAAATTGCACCATTATTAAACTCACCCATAGATGCTAAACCATTTAAAGTTAAAACTTGGCTTGCTCTTAAAACACCTGCTGAGGTCATTCTTGCTAAAATTGTGCCTGCCGAGTTTTGCCATTCCTGCAAGTTAGCAGTCTGAGACGCTGCACCACGTATAACCGCACCAATTACTGACGCTGAACCTGTCGCCACGTTAAAGCGAGTGTTGGCAATGCTCGTAGCACCTGACCCAATGTATGTTTGTTGGTCTGAAACAAGTTGACCTGAGGAACTAATACGACTTAAAATTGTTCCTGCGTTTGTCCTCCACTCAGTAAGGTTGCCGTTTTGTGTTGTTGCACCTCGCACTGCTAAAACAGTAGTGTCTAAAACAGCGGCAGACGAACCAATAATAACTCCACCATTACCCCTAGAACCGGCAATGAGTATTTTATTCAGACCACCCGCCTCTCCAGTTGTAAAAATTGAGCCTGCACCATTGCCGTCAGCCGAATTTATGCTTAAAAAGTTATTAAACGTTGAGCCAGCGTTAAAAGCATTTGTGTTTGCAAAAGTATTATTAGCGTTAGTTTTTGCGGTGTTTGCTAAATCACTTACAAGGTTTGTTACTTGACTTTGTGTAATACTGCCAGATATTGTGACTGCGGTGCCTGAGTTGACTGCGTAGACTGCCGTCCCGGCTTGTTGTGCGGTTGAGGCACTTGTAACTGTTCCACTAGTAAAGTCGCTAACCTGAGATTTGGTTATGTCGCCTGTAATGGTAAGTGCGGTGCCTGAGGTTGTTGAATACACTGCGGTGCCTGAGTTAGTGGCATAGACGGACGTGCCTGCCGTTGTAGCACTCGCAACTGTCCCACTAGTGAAATCACTTACTTGAGACTTGGTTATAGATCCGGTAATTGTTAACGCAGTTCCCGAAGTTGTCGCATAAATAGCAGTGCCAGAGTTGACTGCATAAACCGCAGTTCCCGCTTGTTGTGCCGTTCCTGCACTAGCAACAGTGCCAGAGGTAAAGTCGCTAACCTGAGACTTAGTTATAGATCCTGTAATTGTTACTGCACTACCTGAGGTTGTCGCATAAACCGCAGTTCCTACGCTTAATGTTGACTGGCCAACGTTTTTCCAAAGACTTGTTGCAGAGTCGTATTTGATTACATCATTGTTTGCAATAGACGTAATTTGAACGTCATGTATTTCGTTAAGTTCATAGCCATTTTGCACTTTAACGAAAACGTGGCCGTCCCCTGCACTTTTTTTAGTTACAACACCAACATAAACAAGGTGTATAGGTGCCTGCGGTTTAGTAGCAGTAAAGCCACCTGCAACAGTTCCAGATAGATACAGTTGATCACCTGCATTAAAACTTTGTGTATTTAGGCCTTCAAGATAACCCTCAACCATACACAAGCCAGACGCATTATTAGCAATGCTTGCACTCAACCAACCTAAAGTCCTAGCACTAGTAGCGTCACTGGTTGCAATAGCAGGGGTAACTTGCACGTGGTTGCCGTTAGCACCCGAAATGTAAACAATAGTGCCTTTAGCAAGTGTTGCACCGGTAGCGTTACGCACTGTCACATAAGTAGGATCATTGTTGGCACCCGGAACACCTTGAATACCCGCAGTAGAAACACTAACCTCTACAACAGTCTCAGTAACATCAACCGCTACATCTTGCTCAGTAACAGTTACATTAGTTGCAGACTCAACAACATTAACTACTACATCACTCATCTAGTTACGTTACCTACCACGTTAAAGGCACCCTGCAACAAACGTGTAACTTGCCCTCCGCTAGACGTAATCTCCAAGTCGTAAGCATAGGAACCTGAGTTAACGGCACCTGACTGAGCAGCGGTAACAACAACTGCAATAGTTCCTGCCGTCCCACCCAAAGTAATACCTGATCCATTAGCCAACGATAGAAGGTATGCGGTTGAGTCCGCAGCCTCACGCACCTGCATGGCAGACGTATAGCCTGTAAGGTTTAACGCACTACCACCCTGCGTAATAGTAAAAGTTCTATCCCAGTCCGCACCCTGATACGCAGTAACGTTGTATGTTCCCGGATTAATCATCTATAAACCTAAACCTCTCGTAAAAGCAATAACAATAACAGACGTAATAAGAGCAGTAATTAATGCAGGCACCCAAGCGTTGCGGTTAGTTTGCTTTTCAAGTTCTCTAATGCGGTGTTCATGATCACGTGACGCCTCAAGTATTTGTAACCCTTGTGTCTTTAAAATCTCTATGTCTCTAACTATCTGCAATAGCAGTGTTTGGTTAGTTGGCTTAGTTGGCTCACTCATTAGGTGTTAGTTCCTGACCGCAAAAGCAACACACAACTGGTATGCCGTCCGGGTGCGGATAATGTTTCTCGTCACCCATCTCACAAGCAATAGTCTTACAAGTAATAGTTTCCATGATTAACCCGCTGCCGTTCCGCTAGTCATTTGCACTGCAAAGCCTGTAACAATCGCGTTAGCCCCAGAAGTTCCTGACCCATTATTACGTAGACCAATAGTCGCAGTGCCGGAAGTAATTGCTGAAACGTAGGCGGTCAGCATTTGATCACTACTAGACACTGTTACAAGCGGTGCCACGTTAAACCTAGACGCAGGAAAAGCAACCGCAGTAGTGGCAGTGCCATTAACCGCAATAGTTGCAACCTGAGTGTAAGTAAACCCCGCAGACGCATACGGCAATTTAGTAAAGTTACTGTTTAGATCACT